CCTTTGTGCATGTTTCCTTTCTTTCCATATAAGTTTGATTTAATTTCATATGGTGGATCTAGGTAAGTGATGATAGATTCATCATTAGTTAACAAATCGTTATAATTATTGTTCGTAATTTTCCAGTTCTTTATTAAGGTAGAATAAGTTTTAAGATTCTCTATACCACGTATGGAAAAATTGGATTCACTTGCTTGTTTTGAAAAAGATGAACTCTCAGTGAGACCAGAGAAAGAACACTTATTAATAATATAAAAAGCAACTGCTTTATCTTTGTATCCAATATCATCCTCATTTACTTTCTCCTTAGCATCTAAAAATAATTGTTTAGCAGAACCTGGATCAGGATGTCTTTGTTTTAATTGTATGAGTTGATCATAAAGATAGTTACCATCGTCTCTCAATGCTGTCCAAAAAAGATATAATGGTTTATATAAATCATTGACCCAGATAGGTAAATTAGGATAACGTTTAGTAACTTCTATAGCAACACTACCACCACCTAAGAATGGTTCACGATACTCTTTTGCCTGGGAAAGGTCTGGGAGGAATCGGAACAGGTTTGCTAGTGCCCTGCTTTTCCCTCCTGGGTATCGAAGTGGTGTTTTCAGTGACTTGAGTGTTCGGGGCATTGTACTTAAGATATTCAAAAAAGGTCATTTTCAATTCCTTCTGAGTCATACCGCAATGATCTGCGGCATCTGGTAAATTCATTTTAGCATGAAAAAGTGCTTCATGTGCTTCTTTAACATTTTGTGGTGTTGTTTTATTCTTCTTCAACACTTTCCAACTCCTCGATAGCATCAACTGGTATTTCATTACCACCTATACTATACCAGTGTTGTGGTATACCGATGCTATCTTTTCTTACACCTAGGTATTCTAGGTCACTAAAACTATGCTCACGTAGCATTGCCTGTAAACGATAATGTATTAGTTCAGATTTCTTCATGCTTTAGTTTTCCATTCAACTCCATCTAACATAATCTCTGTAAGACATGCTAGGGTATTAATTTCTTGATCTGCAACAAACTGAATTTGATATTGATACTTAGCAATAATCAATACACAGTTAGGGACACTAGCATTACTAGCGTGTTGGTATAGAACATCGTAGATCTTTCTCATTACCATATAGGGATCATGATCCATGTTCTGTGTAACCCAAGACTTAACTGTAGAATAGTTACGATCTTTCATTGCTCGAATCAGATCATCAATATTAATATCTGCGATATCTATTAGAATGCCTGAGTCAATCTCACCTGATGATGCAAATCTTTGTGCTTCATTTAAAAGACGTCTCCAATCTGGATAATATCTTTTGATAAGTTTAGCAATAATCTTATCATCATATTTAATTGATTCTGCATTTAAGATATCACGAATACGATAGAAGAACTCTTCCTGTAGTTTCTCTTTATGAGAAGGTTTGATTGTAAAATCAACAACAGTACAACGTGACTTTATAGGGTCAATCAGTTTATTGATAAAGTTGCAAGTAAATATAAATCTACAATTAATATGAAACTCTTCAATCGCTGCTCTAAGAATCATCTGAACATCGTAAGTCATGTTATCTGCTTCATCCAGAATGACTACTTTATGAGCAGCACTCGAAGTCAGTGAAACACTAGTAGCAAACTGTTTTACTTTAGTTCTAATAGTGTCTATCGAACGACCTTCATCAGACCCATTTATAAGGAGATAGGAGGCACCTATTTCATCACAGAGGGCACGGGCAACTGTTGTTTTCCCAACACCTGCAGGACCACTTAGAAGGAGGTTAGGTATTTCCCCCTGATCAAGAAAACCCTGGAAAGATTTTTTAGATCCATCAGGGAGAATGCAATCTTTAATTTTATGTGGGCGGTATTTCTCCACCCAAAGAAATTCTCTCTTCATTACTTAGGTTCAAGTGCGATAAAATATTTTAGATGTAAATCATTTGGTCCAACAACTGTCCACTCACTCAATAATTCCTCAGAAACTTTAACATGATAATCGTGGTTTCTAGCAACACGTAAGTTCTCTGTGTTAAGAGTTAGATCAAAGTCACCTGTAGATTGTCCATTAGGAAAATCCATCCAGAATGTATTACTGGTTGCATTCTCACTATCAACACCGTGTACACTAATCTTTCCATCACGAGATCTGAATAGAACCTCAGGAAGATTAAACTTAGCAAGTGCATCACGCAAGTTCTTTAGATCATTTTGGTCAATAGTAAATGAAATATTTGAACCAGGAAAGTTTACATTTTTTTCTCCTGCAGACTTAAGAGTAATCTGAGGATCACTGAAATAATATCTGATAGAAAGATTACCACCTTTAATAGTTACGTAATCATCATTATCAAAATGAAGTGATGGAAAGATTCTATCTCTAGTACAAATACCGATTGCAGAAATGAACTCAGAAAGATCATAGATAGCAAAATCCTGAGGGATATATTCCTCAGAAATATATTCTCCAAGAATGTTTTGTGCATTAGCAATAGTACGGATTAGGTTACCTTTTTTAAAAACAATCGAAGAATTAATAGTTGAGAAGTTCATCAAAATTTGATAAGTTTTCTCAGAAAAAGTTAGAGTGCTCATCTTCGTAGCAATAGCGGTCATAATAAATTAGTCTTCTTGTGCTGCTTCAATCACTGCAGCATAGTTTGCTTCATCTCTTGTATGAAAGTGCATGAGTAATATTCCATAGTGTAGCACCTTTAAGAGATCTTGTCTAGCACTTCCTTTCTTATCGTAACGTGAAGCGTATTTTAGAATGTTACTTCTGCAAAATGCTTTAGCATCACCACACGCATCAATTACATCGAGGGTTTGAAGTTTATCTGTTGAGTAGTGTTCAGAATAAGTATGTTGAATGTAGTGATCTAACTCCTCTAGGAATTTGTCTTCACGGTATTTAAAACTCATTTAACGCTCGTAGATATACTCGACATTATCATGATAGCACTTAAAATCTTTTCCGTCAATAGACCTCATAAAAAGTTCAGAAGCGTTACCACCAATAATTTTAGCGGTTCGGACTTGGGTCCCTCGTAGTAATACGATACGACCCATCATCCCTTCAACATGATTAAGCATCTACAGACTCCTCCTGATCAAGGTCAACTCCTGCATCTATCTTATCATATAATTCTATGAAAGATTGCTTTGTCTCGTCATCAAATCTGTTAGTACAAACTTTGATTGACTTCATACGATCATTCCAGATAGCATATGCTCTCATGATGTGTACAAGTCTACGTGTAGAAATGACTTCATCAATACCACCGTCCTTGAATGTTCTACGGATAATGTCTGCCCAGTTAGCAAGATTCTCACAGAACTCTTTGTCTTTCTTACCAAGAGTAGCGGCAACCTTTTCAAGAATCTTCATTTCTGTTTTAGGAGTAGGATACTCCTGCTCAAATGTTAGAGCAAATCTCTCAAGGAATGCTTCATTCAATACATTAGTACCGATGAATCTACCATCGTCAGAACCTTTACCTTTTGTGTTAGCAGTAGCGATGATGTTGAAACCTGGAGCAGGTTGTACATATCTACCAATCTTCTTAAGGAAGATACCTTTGCCTTCAAGAATAGATTGTAAGCAAAGAATTTTATTAGACGCAAGGTCAACTTCGTCTAGAAGGAGGACAGCTCCCCTCTCCAAAGCTTCAACCACAGGTCCGTTGTGCCAAACAGTTTCGCCATTAACAAGACGAAACCCACCAATAAGATCATCTTCGTCGGTTTCAATTGTGATGTTTACCCTAATTAGTTCTCTATTTAGAGTTGCACATGCCTGTTCAACAGAAAATGTTTTACCATTTCCAGACAAACCAGTGATGAATGTAGGATAGAAAATTTTAGATTGAAGAATCTTTTTTACATCAGTAAAGTTACCGAAAGGAACATAGTTTGCATCCTTATCAGGAACTAGATTTTGCTGAATAGCAGGAATAGCAGCAGGTGCTTGGAAAGTCTTCTCAAGTTTTTCTTGGATAGTTAGATTCCACTTACCAATACCTTGCTTGTATTTTTTAAGTCTTTTCTTTACTGTAGCAAGAGAACAATTGAAATGTTCAGACGCCTCAAATAAAGCTTTTGTATTTACCTCAGTACCAACCTTTTCAGAAAGGTATGTAACTAAGTCTTCGGTTGTAACGGGAACGGGTTCAAAAGGCATCGGATTAATTTGTTTGTATGAATATAGTATAGAGCATGAAGGGGGTAAATCAACCCCCTAGTGGACACTTTCTCAAGTGGTTATGATACATACTCTACGAATGAACTGAGTAGTTTTTTGTTGGTAGATTTGTTACCTAGCATCTTCTTGAATGCTCTAGAAATCTCACCCTTCTTAGCACCAGACTCAACGTTGAATTCAGTTTCTGAAACTAATGAGTTGTTAGAGATAGCATAGAGAGCACTGTATCCTTTAGGATTAGGAATGATTGCAGACTTCTCTTTTCTCCATTGTTTCTGGACTTTAGGATAGTCATCCCAATCTGCATACTTACCAACAAACTGCTGAAGACAACCACCTGGAAGAATACGGAATCCAATAACATTTACAGAAGGATTACGATCACGAACCTGCTGAATGAAAATACTTGTAGCATTATCATAATCAAAACCACTGTAAACACGACCAGTTGTACGGTCACGGAGGATTACACCAAAATCAACACGACGTGAAACAATTCTGGTTTCATCTTCATGTTCATCATAGATCTCTTGACCGTATGAACTAGAGCATGCTTCGCCGTCAGATAGAACACATACATTTACTTTCTGTAAATCATTCTGCTTTTTGAAATCAGGGATGATGTAATTTAACATTACGATTGCTTCATTCAAAGGAGTACCAGATAGACCAATACCAAAAGTTGAACCATATCCTGTATTGTGTCTGTAGACAGATGCTTCACGGAAAAGATTTCTGCACTGCATCTCATACTCACGAGAGTTAGAACGAGATGAAACAAAATTCATTAAGTGAAAATAATTTGCATCAAGATAGATTTCATTCTTCTTAACATCTTCATGACGAGAAGAATAGTAACCATAACGATAATCATTGAAATCTTTATTCTCAGTACTATTTTCCATTGCTCTCTTAGCGGCATACCATTCATTAGTAAACGCATATACTTCAAATGGAATTTGAACTTTCTTACAGAATGCAGTAAGATTTAAAACTTGCTTTACTGTAGCAAGTAATTCGCTAGACATAGAACCAGACCAATCAAGAATGAAAAGTAAACCATGGTTCTTACCATCAGGAAGGATTGTTACTTTTTTGAAAAGGTCTTCGTTGTATCTGTAAGTATGTAACTTTGCAGTATCAAGAACACCAGTTTTAGATTGACCTGCACGAGCATATGCATCAGCAGATTTTTTACACTCAAACTCTTTTACAAGATAGTTAACTTCTTTTTGAGATTGCTTTTTGAATAGTTGATATCTAGCATCTACTTCTAGATATCTCTCAGGATCTTCTGCATTCTCATTGATCCAACCATGAAGTACTTTCCAATCAACTACGTGATTATCTACATCAACTTTCTGAGGAATCTCAACATAGACTGGATCTCTTCTGTGACCTCTTGAAGATAGTTCTTCTGTTGCATTATCGAAAGAACGTTGAGTTTTAGATTCTTCAAGTGAATTCTCAGGTTCAGTTAGATTACCATCTTCATCATACATATCATCTCTTACATCTTCGAGTTCTGTTCCTGATGACTTTGATTGATTAGGAGCAGATGATGCACCACCACCTCTAGATGATGAACTACTTGATACAGTTGGTTGATCTTCGTCACTAGACTTAGACTCTCCTGCTTTATCAGATGAAGATGAAGATGCATTTTTAGATTGTCCACCAGTATTATTTTTAGGTTGAAACTCTTCAGCATCTTCTTCTGCAGGTACTTCTATAGTTGCCTGCTCTTCTTGTTGTTGCTTACTGAAGTTAAAAACATCTTTAGCAATTTCTAACACTTCTTCAAAAGTCTCAGCAAGATCTGTACGAGCAACAAATAACTTTTCTTCGATAGAAAATGGAATCAATGCACTAGCACCAATCTTGAAGTGCAGATTGATACGGTCAATCAAACTGAACTCAGATGTATCTTCATCTTCAACACCAAAGAAATCTCTACTATTTAATTCTTGATAACCATTATTAAAAGACTTGCGAAGACCTGGAAACTTACGCTTCATTAGTTTCTCAATACGTGCATCTTCGATAACATTTATAAAGTCTTGAGGGCATTGTGCTTTCTCTCTCCAGTCTTCATTAGGAGTGAATAGAGCATGACCTACCTCATGACCTACAAGCATATCATACACAGTTCCAGAAGCATGATCCCACATAGGAAGAGTCAAGACACGACGATCTACATCAAAGGATGCTGTAGCAGTTCTGCGATGTTCTACGATAAGATTCTCTGTAGCGAGGAGACGAGCAAGATTGCCTTTGATTTCTGGTTGATTTGTATGCATGACCGTTTGTGTGTTATGCATCTATTGTACACATAAATTTGACCTTGTGTACCACTATTGGACCACTTTCTAAAGTGTCACATTACCTGCTAAACTAATTCTAGGTTTATCAGTTGTATAATATGGATTTACTCCGTGATAGATCCTAGCGGGAAATAATATCATATGTCCATTAGACTTATAATCAATCTCAATATTTTGACAATATGTATGTCCAGAATGTGTAGGATGAATAAAATAAAAACATCCTGGGTAGGGTTGATTTGAAGATGCAACTCTATAATCTTTTCTTTCTTCTTCTAAAGAGTATGGTATATCATGGAAAAGAACCCAACTGTATACACCTTGATGATTATGTGGTGGATTGTACATATACTTTTCAGTAACGTTAACCCACATAGTTTCTAAACTAAGAGAATCAAAATTATATTTTGGTCTAATAATTTTTTGAACTTCCTGCTCATACTCATCCGTCAGTTCTTTATGAGTATCTTTATAAGTCTTGACCAGTTCTAAAATTACAGGACCTAAGAGAGGTGTTGCTTCTGGTAATAACCAGTTGTCTGTTTGTATACCAGATAGACTGGTTTTCTTTGTTCTATCAGCAGACCAGATTAAATTATCTAATGTTTTTCTAGTTCCTTCTGGTAATACTGTATGCACATAACCTGATGAAAAGAACGGTTCAAAATTAATATTCACGGAGAGTACTAAAATTCTTTGGTTTTTCTACAATGAGAGTTCTCTCAAACTTATCACTCATAGCTTCTTTATGTGAGATTACAAACACATTAGTACGATCATCAAAATTTCTCAAGATCCATCCTAACTCAGATGTACCTGATTGGTCAAGAGAACCATCAAATATTTCATCTAAGATAAGTAAATTAGTATCGACGCTATTCTTAAGCTTAGCAATAGAACGCCAAGTGAGCAAAAGAGCAATATCAATACGAGCTTTCTCTCCTTCGCTGAACGATTCGTAAGAAAAAACATCGCGATACCTTGATTTAATCGTTTCCTCAAAATTTTCATCGAGAGTAAAATTAACGTAAAACTCCATGTTTCCAAGATAATGTGCAATCATCTTGTTCATGGTGGGTAGATAAGTTTTTATAATTCTAGTCTTGATACCACTGTCTTTCAATAGTTTTGATGCAACACTTAATGTATCTTTATCTTTTCTAGTTTCATCTAGTTGTACAGACAAATCTTTCTTATCAGAAACAAGAACTTTTAACTTAGAGTACTCTGCCTTTGCATCAGCATTATCATTATGTATTTCGTCGATCTCATTATTAATGTCTGTGATAGCTTTTCTTATTGAAGTTATCTCATAGTTTGTTTGCGTTACCTGACTATTCAAATCACTGATCTCTGTAGATAACTCATTGAATCTTTCAACTCTAGTTTGTTCTTCTTCAATTGCATTGTTTAGTTCATCAAATCCCTCTTCCATTTCTTGTATTTTATTTTTACCACTAGAAATTTTTTCTTTTCTAAAAGTATCTTCTAAGGTTTGTGTGCATGTAGGACACACATGATTGTCTTCAAAAAACTTATGTTCTTTCTTGATTGAGTTAAGTTTATGTGTTAACTTCATCAAGTATGTGTTCAACTTAGTGAGTTTTTTACTGGACTGTTTATAGTCCAACATTTCTTCATTAAGTCTTAGGATTTGTTGTGTGAGATTTGTAATAATATCTGAGTTATCTGTTTCCTTCTGCTCATATTCAGCAATTTTTTGTTTCTTCCTGTCAATTTCTTCCTTATCTCTCTTCTCCAGATTCAACATATGTTCTTTCTGGATAGCAATTTTATTCTTAACTAGTTCTAATTGATAATCAATCTCTCTAAGTTCTTCATTATTAATCTTTACCTTCGCTCGCAGGTTATCATTCATCGTAGAGAAGATCTGAATGTCTAGAATGTCTTCAATAATTTCCCTCCTCTGTCCTAGAGGCATTCTCATAAAGGGAACAAATGTTGAGGCACCCAAGATTACAACCTGAGTAAATGATTTGAAGTTCATCTTCAAAACATTCTTTTCAAAATTCTTTTGTTGATCATTGACTGCTGCTTCTTGATTAAACAACTGTCCGTTTACTGATATCTCAAGTTTGTTTGGTTTGATAGCACGCATTACTTGGTATTCATTTTTACCAATCGTAAACTCCACTTCAACAACAGTGTCCTTATCATTAACACTATTCACTAGAGATGATTTACTAATTTTACGAAAAGGTTTTCCAAACAAACCAAAAGTAAGGGCATCTAGAATGGTGCTTTTACCTGCTCCATTACTACCAACAATTAAATTAGTCTTTGCAACTCGAAGATCAACTTCCGAGAAGGTATTGCCTGTACTTAAAAAATTTTTCCAACGTACTTTTTCAAACGTAATCATAAACTGAGAGGTGGAATAATCAAATCGTCTTCTGAATACACAACGTAATCGTGACCCATAGACTTACATGCTTTTATTATAGCATCTTTTTCAATCTCTATCACATCCAATTCTGGAGCCATAGGATCTGTACATTCATCTATTAGATAAACATAGCGTTCAGCATCTTCTTCTTGTTCAAACATTGGGACCACTTGACGGTCTGAAAGGTTAGCAAGAGAAAATACCTGTTCTGGTTTGCCTGTTAGAGTAAGAATATACACGTCATGTTACCTCACATGACTCTATGTATAATGTCTGCATCAATTTTTTTAGGTCGGACTTGTCTACGGATACCTCAACTTCGTCGATGTACTCATTGAGTAGAGTTAATGTATCCTTAACATCAATGTCCGCATCATCATCAATATTTGAATCGACTAGAGTCTCAATGATTTTAATATCATGAACTCCTGCCCTATACATTCTATCAATGAATGAGTCAAACTGAGCATACTTTCTTTTTTCTTCAACAATAATCTTGATAAAGCAATTCTTGTAAGGACTTACATCTACTTTATCATAATTTGTTTCGATATCATTGTAGTAGATCTTGTGAAAGATTTCATATGGATTCTTAATCCAAGTTAATGTATCTGCTTCTGTATCATAGATATGAAATCCTCTTTGATCTTTATAGTCATTCCAGTAAATTTGGTATGGGTTACCAAGATACTGTATGTTACCATGCTTTGATTTGTGATGGTAGTGTCCAGACCAGACACGATTAAATCTATGAAATAGATTTCTATCCATACCATGATCCATCATAAGACCAGGAGTCATCTCAAATCCAGCAAGTTCTAGATGACCACATAGGATATCTGCGTTACTGGTTTCAAGAATCTTAAGAACATTCTCTTTATTCTCCTTATTAATCCATGGAAGCATAAGAAAGGTTTTACTACCTAACTTAATTTCTTCTGCCTCAGCATAGACATTAATATTATCATACTTGTCTAGAAGTAGCTCTGGTGAATTAATTTTATTAGTGTTCTTATAATATGTGCAGTGATTACCAAGAATCATATGCACATTATAATCCTTTAATCGTGAGAAGTAATTATCTGTAATTCGATTGTAGGTATTAAAATCAATTGTTTTCCTATTATCAAAAGTATCGCCACAATCAATAATAGTTTCTACACCTTCTTTTTCGAGAGTAGGAAAGAATATATTATCATAGAACTGCTGAAAGAATTCCCAGAACGCTGGGTTTCCTTTACGAGCATCTAGATGTTGATCAGTTATTACTGCAATCTTCATCTCTTTTCTCCCATTGTCTCGTCAGCGATTCCAGAAGTTGACCAGTCGGTTGCGACACCTTCCAGGTGGAATCTAGTGACTTCAATACAAACTTCCCTCGAATAGCAGGTGACGATTCCCTTACCATCCTCACTGTAGCTAGTCCACGTTCCAGAGCGTTGGCTCTCGATACGGAATCTTCCCCACGGGGTATCATTCCATTCATATGATTCGTAATCTCCACTCATTGTTGTTGCTGTTGTTCTTGTGTTCTGTTGTAAATAACAATCCGTTCATTCTCAATTGTAAATTCTAACACATCATCATATCCCCACATAAGTTCTTCATACAATGTATTAAGTCTCCTCATGTCCTCCCACAATTTACCATCACTCATCGGTTCATCCTGATCTCAATATTTTCTTTAATGGTGTTCATCTCAGCGGAACCTGAGGTACCACCACTGTCGTCGATCTGCATAACAGATGCTGCATCAGAATGATCAAGGATTTTTTGTTTAATTTCGAGTTGCTTCTTCTCCTTCTGTATGCGACGTAGGAAAGCGTAGTAAATAATTTGAGTAAAGTATGCAAAAGGGTTCTTAGACTTCTCAGGATCGAAGTTATCAATGTACTGCAAGCAGTTCTCAATACCATCACAGATCATATCTTCTCTGAATGGATAATTAACAAAGTTTGGTTTATAGGAAAGGTGAGTTGCGATCTTTAAAAAACAGTCACCAACATAGTTACTCACCCTTGGTTTGGGTTTGTCGTGTTCCTTTGCGTAAATAACTCTTTCCCTATAGGAAGTCATTGCTTCCAATAGTTCTTTGTTGTTCACATAGTATTCGGTGTTTTTACGCCTGACCATATATTTCCTTTTACATGTACCTATATTATCACAAAATCAAAACTCATGCAATAGGGGGCTTGACGAATCCTCATAAACTTAGTACAATAACCTTGTGAAGGTTCAAAGGAACATAGTATCTTAGCTTCCTTTGTATATCTTCTCAAGTAATTTTCTCGTTTGATCTACTGATCCAACGTATCCAGGTAGTATTTTTTCTGGATTACCATTCTTACCTTCATTAACATGTTGTGCTAAAGACTTTTGTTTCTTATCTTCTGATAAACATTTAAGATAAAAGTTCTCTACTTTCTTATCACACTCACTCATAGTAAGGATATGCTTTCTTGGTACAAGAAATAGATCTTCAAAAGTAGAATGTAACCATTCCACTAAAGTAAATCCTTGAATACCTTGTAGATTCTGATGTCTAGTTACATGTTCTACTTTCATTGGTTCACTTATCAGACAAGTATCTTCCTCAGGCATGTAACAAATCTTACATATAATCTCTTCACCTGATACTAACTTTACTACCGCATAGAATTCTTCTTCCATATTCCTATCGTAAGTTTACTTTTATAACTTCATATTTGAAGTTTTCCGATTGGTAAATATTTACCCTCTCGTTTAAATGTTTGAGAGTGTAGTTCCTACCGTTGATATCGTCAGCGATATCGTATAAGGTCGCTATATCTTTTCCTTCTCCTTTACGTAAGACCCTTCCTATTGATTGTAAGTTTCTAACACGAGACTTACTAGGGGAAGCAAAGATAATGTTGTGTAATCGCTTTATGTTAATACCAGTGGAGAATGTTCCGTAAGAAGCGATAATGACTGCATTATCTTCAGTTTCGGTTAAATGTCTTACCTCTTCTCTATCTTCTACATCTGTTCCACCATGAACAAAGAATATCTTCCTTTGCTCATCTACAGTATTATTTATCAATTCGTATAGCGGTTCGCCATGTTTTTCGATATAATTAAAAAGAACAAGAGTGTTACCCTCTATATCCGCTACTAGATTCTTGATCAAGTTATTCCTTCCGCGATGCTGCACTAGGAAATCAATTTCTTCTTGATATGACTCAAAGTATTGCGGAGCATGATTACATAGTAATACCTTGATTCTAAACTTAGATAGGTAACCAGACTTGATTAATTCGTCAGTCTTGGTAACCTGTTTACAGGATCCAAACAATCCTTCTAGTACCCACTTGTGTGTCTTGCTACCATCAAGCGTACCAGTAAAACCAAATCTATATTTTGCATTATGTAATTTAGTCATAATGCCTGTTAGGGATTTGGATTTGAAGAGATGTGCTTCATCTCCTATTACACAGTCAATGTCGTCAAAGTATCTTTTAGGAAACTTGTAGATAGACTGCCATGTTGAAATTATAACTTTCTTTTCTGTTACTTTATCTTTTCCACTATAAATTTTATGAACATGAGCATCAGCATCCCATCCATACTCGTTGAAGTCGTTAACCATTTGCTCTACCAAAGAAGTAGTAGGCACGATGATGAGCGTTTTCTTGTTGGTAGCGCAATAGTATCTGACGAGGGAATAGATCATCAAACTCTTTCCGCTGCCCGTAGGGGAAAGAAGTAATTTACGATTATTCTTAAGTGCTTCGTAGACTGCCTCATACTGGTAGTCACGAGGTGGGACATTGCTTATCTTGTCCATGAAGAGTTTGACTCCTTCTAAAGACACAAATCCATTGGTATCACTAGCATCACCGTACCAATCATTCTTTTCATATGCTACGGTATATGCTCTCTCGTCTGCCCACTCAAATAAATGATCTAACAAACCTCCATACAACTCACCATTTGCAGGAGAATATAGACGAATTGTTCCATCCCAGTACTTGTACTTGGGATTTCTTTTTAGAAACTTTGCTTCTGGTACTTCAAATGAAAAGTAATCAGACAACTCATGATGAATGTGAGCTGCTCCAGCGACAGTGACGTATACCTCATTTTTCTTTTTAATTACAATGTCGGACATTAGTCACTACCGTTTATAAATTTCTCCCACTGGATAGCAGAGTTAATCTGGAACCCACGACTGGAGATTTGTTTCATTACTTGATCTAAGAAAAATAGCATCTGATCAATGTACTTGACCTTTGCTTCTATGTTTATAATATCTTCGTCAGACTCAAGATAAACTTTCATCTTTTCTGAGGTTTTGATGCTGTTGCCGAATGGTTTTTCTGCATAGGTTTTAGCGTCAGCTTCTCCACCGTAATATTCTCTCTTCTGTCTTACAAGTTGCCTTGCTTGAAACTCTAAAGAGGTTTTAATTTCTGTTAGATCAGTGTAATGGTTTAAATATTTATTGTGTTGGAAAGGGATCTCAAGAGCTAACTGACCAAGGTCTGTGGTGTATTGTTTGTTCTTGAATTGAAAATCTACTTCAGAGTCTTCTGCCCAATCTTCACGGATTTTATCAAAGCGATTACGAAGTGAATCAAAGTTCATTAAAGTTAGTGTCGGTTATCATGTAGTTGTGGTACTTGAATACAACATTTGCTGTAAAGTATTCTTGGTCGGTCACTGTAGCATCAAAGGGAACGGAAGTAATAGAGATAGGAAATAAACCTTTGAACACTATTGCTTTCTTTATTTGATAGTTTGAGGTAGTAATCAGTAACCGACCGTCACTGTACTCTGGTTCTCCTGGAACGATAGTAGAGTCACCACCATCATTTCCATTACGCCTGATCCATTTCTGTATAGAATTATAGTTTACTAGATCTTCATCTATAATAAACTGTACAGAAAAGTCCCCAAAGGTCACTCCTCCACCAGGAACGATGGGTACGGAACGATACCTTGTAGGGACTTGTGTTACAGGCATTGTTATTTCTGGGATGTTTGCCTGTTGACAAAAGAAATCTACACCATCAAATAACTCAAGTTCTAATTTAAAACCAAGTGGTGATAGGTAGTTTCTATTCTTTAGTTGTGATTTGTACCAGTCGGCAGACATGTCAACTTCCCAAGCTATAACTATTTAGTCAGTCACAATTCAACGCTTTCATTAACTTGTCTGCACACTCGTAGATTCTCATGTTATTTGTTGGTGAACCATTACCAAACTCTTGGAAGAGAATTGTTAATACTTCACTTCTTATATTCATGCACTCTTTACTGTAGCGCGAACTAAGATTTTTTTGGTTCATGTTGTTTAACGTTTGCATATACCATATTGTAGTAATGTCCACTGGTATTATTGTGCTTCTCTAGTTGTTCTAGAATAGAAGACCAAATTAAATATTGCATATTACTTTTCATATTATAGCAGCTCTTTTAGAATTTATATAGACAAAAAAAGGGGTCCGTGAGGACCCCAAGATATTTGTAATGTAAAATTTACATTAGGTTTGTAACCTGTGTACGTCTGTAATACATGTTAGCATTAGCAGTTAGTGATTCTCCATCAGGAGTTCCACTGTATACACCGTTAGTTGTAACGAATGGGTTAGATACCATACCGTAACGTGTTTTGAATCCAATCTTAGGTTGGAATGTGCTTGGGTCTATTGAACGAACCATCTGTAGAGGAACGTATGGGCAATAGAACAGTCCAGCATCATAAGGAGAAGTACCCTTGTAACCTACGACATAGAAGTGCTTGTCGCTTAGGTTAGCAGCATATGGGTCAACATAAACCTTAATGCGTCCGTTGATTGTACCAACTAGAAGGTTTCCAGTATCATCAACTTCACCGATGGAAGGTCCACCAGCACCAGTCAAACCAGAACTATAGTCAAGTACACCAGCCATTGCTAGAGCACTAGCAACGTCAGCAGAACACATCAAGAAGTTACCCTTTCCTCTACGAGTCTCTTGAGCAATTGCGTTTGCATCTCTCTCGATTTGGAATAGAAGACCTTTGAACTTCTCAACTGACCATCTACCGTTGGAGTCAACGTCTAGGTCAAATATACCAGAAGTAGCAACGTTATTCGCTGCACCTTTCTTAGCAACCTGATATACGGTTCTAACAACTTCTCTGTTGATCTCAGCAAGAACTTCAGAAGATAGGATGTTAGCAAGTTCTTGCTCTGCATCCAATCCATGAATTGCTTTCAAGTCTTGAGCAAGTTCTAGAGTGTATTCTGCTTTCAAAGCTCTGGACTTAGCAGTCACAGAAGTCTTCTCAATGCTGAATGACATTTCACGGAACAGATTACCTGTTTCGCCCATTGTTTCTAGATCTTCTCTAGACATTCCCTGTGCCTTCTCATAGGTTCCAGGTGAAGCGTCGTTAAGTAGAGCAGGGTTGTTACCCTCAGAGTCACCACCAACACCAGCACCAGTTCTAGGAGTATATGCTCCAGCAGATGCTTCGCCAGAAGCAGAGAATCCTGTATCTGGTTCGTTGAATAGTGCTTCCTCGCCGCCTTGGTTCTCGTATCTAGATCTCATTGCGAAGATCAGACCAGTAGGACCAGACATAGGTTGTACACCACAGATATCGTATGCTACCAAGTTAGGCATAGCACGACGAATCAATGAGATCAATACAGGGTCGAAACCTGCAAGACCTGCAGTATTACTGTTTCCGAGTGCAGATCCAGCTGGAGACACAGTACTTGCGCCTAAACTGTTAACTGCAACTTCGTTAATCATTCCACGCTCTTCGCGAAGAAATCTTTCTTGGTTTTCTAGAAGAACAGCGGTAACACTTTTTCTATAATTGTCTTTAATGGAGGCAGCGCCTTCATGACCTAGAACAGGTGCCCACTTTTCCTGTAGAGATTTTGCATTAAACATTTGTTTTTAGCCTCTTATTTGGGAAAAATTAGTTTGTTTATTATGATTCAGACCAGCGTTGCATAGCATTGATGTATGCCGCCATTGCTGGGGATACATTTTCCTGCTCAACTGGAGTTTCTTCACTCTCTTCTCTCGCAACAACAGGTGCGTTAGGGAAGTAGCTCTCTTTAAGTGCTTTAACTTTCTTTGTGTATTCCTCTTCGGATACAAAGTCTACACCCTCAGCAAGAGTAGCGAGTTTATCTTTCTGAGTATCTACTAGACCTTCGCTAATAGTGTTAACGATGACCTTCTTAGCAGACTCATTAAGACGGGTTTGAAGTTTCACATTGGTCTTGACCTGTTCGTCTAGACGCTCTTCCATTTCACGAATTGTATCAGCCATACCTTCTACCGCATCGACCTTATCGTCGGGGATAGTAATGTAGTGCTCTTCAAAGAGATTTTTTAGACCTGCGATGAAGTCCTCAGTAATCTCATTCCTGATTCCACGGTCAACTGCAACCTGATTAGATTCCATCCATTGACCGATGGCGTAGTTCACAGTGCCGTTAACTTCCTCGGAAAGCTCTGCTTTAGCAGCAGTTACTTGCTTATCGAGTTCGTTAGCAAAGTGTTCTACAAGCTTGTCGTACTCTTCAGAAAGTTTTGCCTTGATAGCAGCCTCGAAGATAGTCTTCGCTTTCTCGGCAAACTCTTCAGAGAGTTCGGTTCCTTCTAATAGTGCCTTAACGTCGTCAGAAACGTCAACGCTTTCATACGATGGTTTGATAGGATATGTTACATCAGGACCTTTACTTGTTCCGTATGAAACATCAGTACCAATAGAAGGAGTGGTACCTTGATCACCTGCATCATGTATATTCGCGGTTTGTGCAGTTCCATCACTTTGTGCTGCCTTAGCGCCAACAGGTGCAGCAGCTTTAGATCCAGGATTGTCCTCACCCTCGTCGTTACCATCTGGTAGCGGACCACCATTATCAGTAACTGACTGACCTGAAGGTGCAACCTCTGTACCCACGGAAGGTTGAGGATCTGAACCACCCTTAGCACGGTTTGGTTCACCACTAATGCCACCACTTGGAGCAGCAGGGTTTGCAGGGAGCACTGAAGCTGTTACAGTAGGCATTGGGTCGCCTTCTGCAAGGGTTACCTTTTGCTCACTAACGAACTCCGCGAACTTTTCGTTTAACATATCTGACATTTGAGTTATCCTCTAGTTTCGTATGAATAGTCTATAGTTTATTTATTAAATTACAATCCTGAAAGGAAATCAGAGAAGATTTTGAGGGTTCTTTCCTCTAAATCTGCACGAGTGCTTTCATTCATGTAACTCTGGTATTTAGCAACTTTTGTCTCCTTTAAGATACCGTTGTTCCATACCCATTCCTTACCTTCCATGATACCATTAACAAATGCATCAGGCGCGGAAGGATCTGCTACTATATCAGCAGCAGTTGCAAGCATAAAGTCGTCCATAACAACGTTGACGTCTTCACGCTTGTCGATGCTTCCCATTCCACGAGAGGAAACACCTAGTTGAACTCCCTCACCAAGAAGAGACTTAGCAATTTTACCCATTGGTGTATCAAGTATTTGTGCTTTACCAATAAAGTTATTGCCTTCTGCTTTAAGTGAAGTAATTCTATGTGATACTCTATCGAGATTCACAGTAGGACCATCAGGATGACCTAACTCTCCTAGAGCACGTTTACTTTTAACATACTCTTCGTTATAACGATTAACTTCTTTTTCAAGAACACTGAAAGGGTACATGCGACCGTTACGGTTTTTTAACTCCGACTGGAGAAAAACACCTTCAATGTATAACTTTTTATCGTCACCAGTTCCTTCGGTGACTAGTTTTACATCTTCAATTTGTTCCGTTATCAGTTTCATCGGGTAGTGCCTCTGCTGGTTCGTCAAAAAAAGTTTTCGCTACAACCTGTTTGTATGACGCCATAGCGTCTGCTGCTTTTGAGAACAGCATATCGTTGATGGCGTTGATTGCGTCTGCTCTGTTACCGTTCTCGATTTTATCGACAACGTTCATAACTTCGCTTTCTGGGTTAGATTGTTCCATAGCTTCAAGAATTATTTAGCATTACTAGACGTTTTAGAGGGCGCGGGTTTTAATTTCGCTTGCTCTTTTGATGCTTCAAGGGATCTTTCATGTGCATCATCTGCCTGTTGTGCAGATATTTCTGGTTGATATGCAGTGTTTTGGCGATCCATCATATCAAATGTATTAATGTCCGCAGGATCCATGACTATTCCAGCATCAATCTCTTTAGACATTAACTTATCCTGTTCCTTAATCTCCTCATCCTTATGTCCAAGGATAGTTCTACGAATATAATCAACAGAATAATACTTACCAACAAATGCATCCATTTGTGTTACGAGTCCAATCCTTTGAGTTTCCATCTCAAGTTCTTTCAACTCATTGAAATGATTATCATGGAGGTAGTCATACTGGATATGCTCAGCCATATCATCCCAGTCTTCAGGAGCAATAACTCCTTTCAGGATGAGTTGAGTCTTTAGAGTATCGTGGAATATTCCACTAAATCTCTTACGCAGTCTTCCAATAAACTTACCAAACTTCAATTCATCACGAAGAACCTCGGTAGATTTACCAAGATTAAATCCTTTGTTATCGTCTGTGAGACGAGATGGAGGTAGATTTAAACTGTTGTAAAGTTTCTTCTTGAAGTATTCTACATCCTTGAGTTCACCTAGGTTTTGACCACCTGGTAAAGTTGTGATCTCGGTTCCGCGACCACCTTCTCTACGAGGTAACCAGAAGTCTTCTAGCATACTCATATGCTTTTTGTCGTCACGAATTTCACCAGTAGCAGCATCGTAAACTAACTTGTTACGATAGCGAGCCATAACATCACGAAGGTATTGTTCTGCCTTTACTTTAGGCAAGTTACCAACATCAATGTAAAAAATTCTACGCTCTGGAGCACGGGATAATCTGTATATAACAAGAGCATCTTCAATCATTCTCAATTGATTGAGTGACTTAATTCCTTTGTGTAAGAAACTTAGATGCATTCTCTTGTTCATATCCTGTAGACCAGAATGAACATATGTTATTGCATCGAAGGCAATCTTAATTCCTTGGTTACTTGAAAAATCACCAGTACCAATCATTGCTGATTGTCTACCGTAACCTTTTGGATTGTAGACATAATAATCAACGTAGTCACCCCACTCATGTTCGAGTGCTGTTCCGCGAATCGCAAGAGGATCCACTTGATCTACTTTCTTGATTTTTTGTCTGACCCTTCTAATTTTTAGAGGATCAATATAACGAAGTTCAGTGATACCTTTCTTAGGGTCTTTAAGATCAATTACCTTATGGTAATAGGTTCTACCATCAACATACCAGTTACGGATAAGTTCATGTGCCCTCATATCAAAATTGAGAAGGCGTTTGACGTACTCAAACTCTTCTCGTATACGCTTCTTAACTGAAGCTCCAACCTGTAAATTGGTTAGATCAATATTTACACATGTATCATTGGAGTCACTAACAACAAACTCATTAACGATATCATCAATCGCAGAGTCACACTCTGGATGTAGAGACATATCTCTATATCTCTTGATAAGATCGTATTCGTTTCTTGCTTGAGCATCCGTTTCAACATACGTTCCAAAGTAACCGCCAGCTGCAACGTTTACTCCGTCATCAGCATTAGGTGGGACAGGAGATTGACCCCTGCCCTTTTCCTTACGATTAATTTGGAATCCGAATAATTGACTCATTGTGTAATTACACTATATCTCAACTATTCTATTTATACGCCCAGAAATTACTCGTCTACCGCGATAGATGGTGGACTAGTTTCTGCTGCTGGTCCTGCGTCTGCAGTCCAGTATGATAACTGGAATTCAACTGTAAATTCAGAGACCTGATCGTTACTATCATATGCAAGATCAATCTGAGAAATATTAGTTGGGAAGCAATGCCAGAGTTTGTACTCTCTAACAACACTACCGTTATCAGTAGCATCTTTCTCTAGTTGTTTAACTAGTAGATGAGCCATGTAACCTTGTCCACTTGTTTCAGGTGTGAATAGTGAAGACTTGTTACCAGCATGTGAATTGATTTCGCCCATCCATTCTTCCATGAATGCACGAATTCTCATGTCCTCATCGTTGACGAATGTTGCAGTCCAAGTGTCGAACGTACGATCACCTGCAATCTTAACAGTTCTTCCTCTGAAGGGAACTTCGATAACACCCAAGTTGGATGCTGGGAGTGCTGCAGATTTGCAAAGGATGTTAGTTAGATCAACGTCTGTACCACCCTTGGCGAGTGTTCCTGGAAACTCAAAGTTAACCACGAACATATTAGGCTTAACGCCTTGCCTGATTCTCTGCAGAAACTCATTTACGTTAGAGTTAATAGCCATTGTTTTTTCCTTTAATTAAATGAATTACGCTTGTCCAACTACTTCACTGAAAGCAACTCCAGATCTAGTAGCAACAAAGGACAGGGTGATGTAATTGATTGAACGTGTTGGTTTTACAAATACTTCAGCAACAAATTCATTTCTATCAATTACTGCTGCGGTGTTGTTTGATTCATCACAAACAACTAGGTAATCAGTAATACCTCTTCTTGCCTGAACCTCAGTGAGGTAGGAAGAAAGTGCATTGGTGAAACCAAGTCTTGTTGTCTCATCATTTTGCTCAAAGAGTACACCCTTAGCGAGTGATTCTGCTCTCTTCTCAATGTTGATGAAGAGACGACGAACGTTAATTCTGTCGAATGCAGAAGGTGAAGACAGTGCAGTCTTATCACCAAAGAGTGTGATACCTTGACCAGGGAAAGAAACAATAGGATTGATTCTTGCTTGATAAAGTTCATCTCTATCTGCAGCAGTTGGGTTGAATGCAAGTTTAATTGCATTACGAACTCCACCTCTGGATAACCCAGCAGGAGAGAACCAGTCATCAAGTGTTGCAGAAGTAGAAACACACAGACCAGCAACGTCTCCGTTACATGGGATGTATCTGTACTTATCGTTGAAACGATCGTAGAAGTACTTGAATCCACTGTCTAGAACTGTGTAAGAACTAGATGATATAGCAGAGAAGAAAGCGATTGTGTTAGTTTTCTGTTGTGCTCTTGATAGAGTTACAGTACCAGAAACCTGATTCTCTTTATATGCAGATAGGAAAGCGATTGCATCTTTTCTTAGACCAGCGATTGTTGCACAATATGCTGCCTTAGTTTTTGCATTTGCTTCTGTTCCACCAGGAATTCCTCCACCCATTAGGATAAAGTCAATGTCTGTACTTTCTTTATCAGAGAATAGATCTAAACCAGATTCAAATTCTCCGTTAGTGTAATCATAATCATCAGTACCGCCTGTTAGAGTAGTCTTAACTACACCACTAAGTTTCATCCACATTGTTCCACTTGTAGGAGATGCAGAACCCCATGCAGTACCTGCCTGAGTTGTAGAAGGTGCGTGTGCTTGTGTTACAGCAGATCCAGCGTAGATATATTCAGAAAGAAGTTCTAACTGGTCTACGTAGTATGCTGATCCACCTTCACCATTTTTACCATCTGTTAATTTAGAAAGGAAAGTCATTCTCTCAACGATGCTTCCTTTACTACCAGATACAGATCCGTCTCTGTCCACAACAGCGATGTGTACTTCATCGTAGTAAACACCTTTGTCTGCAGCGTATGCAGATGTACCAGGACGAGGACCGATAGCAGAAAGACGAGTCTCGCCACTTCCTGCAGAACTCTCTGCCCCATCAATATTAGTATTTGTCCACCAGTCGTATGCTTCTGTGATAGCGATTGAAGTATCCTGAACTGCACCGATAGTTAATGTACCAGTTGCACCACCAGATTGTGTGACTGTTACAACATCGTTTGCTTGATAGAGTGTACCACCACCTGCGTTAACAACGCCAGTGATAGGACCAGTAACTCCACCAGAAGGAATTGTGA